GCAAATAAGCACTAATCAACCCTTGATATATTAGTGCTTATTGACACTAAAGTCAAAAAGCGATAAAAAAGCTAAAAGGCGGAGGAAGCATGACGACAACGCAAAGCGATAAAAGAGCAAAAGGACTTAGTGAAAACACTTAAAAATAAAAGTTATGCCAGGCGAACAACAACAGCAAACAATACCAGGAGTATTACAAGCACTACCAGTAGTAGGACAAATAGCTAGCGCAATAGCACAAGGAGTACAGAACAGAGCGCAAAGGAAATGGAACGAGAAAATGTATCAAAGACAAAGAGAAGATGCATTAGCAGATTGGGCAAGGTCTAATCAATATAACAGTCCATTAGCACAGATGCAAAGATTTAAGGAAGCGGGATTAAACCCCCATTTAGCATATGGAGGAGGTCCAAATAATGTATCACAGCCAGTGAGAAGTACAGATGTAAAAAGTTGGAACCCACAGGCACCAGCATTTAATTTTGGACAAATAGTAGACCAGTATTTACAAACAAAGGTAGCTGGAGAAAATATTGAGTTAATGAGATCTAACAAAGCAAGAGTAGATGCAGATACAGCAGGAAAGGAAATAGACAATTTAAAAAATGCAAAAGGATTACCATTTATAGAAGGTCAATTAGCTGCTAATTTAGAAGGAAAGTTAATAGATAATAGATATAAAAGTGCATTAACTACATTAACACTTAACAGAGATGAAAGAGAGGCAGTAAGAAATACACAAGGAATTGCAGAATCAATACAGCGTTTAACTAATATGAAGCAACAAGTATTAGAAAGCGAATCAAGAATAGCAAGTAATGAAGTAAACAGACAAAAAACTAGACAAGAAATCGAGAATTTAAAGGAAACGTTAAAAATATTGGAAACATCAGGTAAGATCAAGGAATTTGAATTAACACTTACAGAATTAGGATTAAATCCTAGAACAGCCACATATCAAGAAAGATTATTAGCTAGAGCAATTCACAATCCATTAGAAGGAGTAAGAGATTTAGAAAATTTTATAAAATTGGGTAAACAAGCAGCAAAAGAAGGAGGAAAAGCAATAGCTGAATTAGTAAAAGAATTTTTTACAGGAGGATGGTAATAGTAAAAACAACCCCCTACCCGATAGGGTAGGGGATATCCACATATATGTGGAAAAAAAATTATATAAAAAGTAGAATTATATCGCGTATTTAACTGATATTGAATATAATATAAATTATAGGAAAATTTACTAAAAATTACTAAGAAACACTAAACAAACAATAATTATAAACCCTTAAAAACAAACACAATGCGCAGACGACTCTATTCGAGCAGAAACCGCAAAAGACGCGGAAAAACTAAAAGGCTTCGCAAATATTACGTATCACGTGGAGGTATTAGATTATAAACCTATATAAACAAAACCAACCAAAATGGCAAACAAAAATCTATTCAACTCGGTTGAAGTAAGTAAACCGAAGAAAAATGTGTTCGATTTAACACATGACGTAAAAATGTCATCTAAAATGGGACAACTAACTCCCACTTGTGTGATAGAGTGTGTACCCGGTGACATGTTCAACATTGGATGTGATAGCTTAATCAGATTCGCACCATTATTAGCTCCAGTTATGCACCGCATGGACGTAAGTATGCACTACTTTTTCGTACCAAACAGGATAACATGGGAAAATTGGGAAAAATTCATAGTAGACGCAAACACAACTCACACCCTACCCTATTTAGAGTATTTACCTAGTGCAACGGCAGCAGAAAAAAAGTTTCTAGATTATTTGGGAGTACCCCCAAACAACAGTAGCCCAGCAGTAACGCAAAATATCAACGCATTACCACTAGCAGCTTATCAAGCAATTTATAACGAGTATTATAGAGACCAAAATTTAGTACCCGAAGTAGATTATAATTTAACAGACGGCAATAATATAGCAACAGCAGCAGATTTATTACAAATGCGTCTCAGAGCATGGGAACACGATTACTTTACTAGTGCATTACCATTTGCACAAAAAGGTGCAGCAGTAGATATACCAATTGGAAATATTGAAAATGATGTAGCAGTAAGAGTTAGTAATAAAATACTAGGTGATGATGTAAATTTTTATACAGGATTAGGTGATCCAGTAAACCCTGCAACTGTAGGATTTGACAGAACATTTGCTAAAAATGATTTAGGAAGTTCAACTATAGATCCAAAATACTTATTTGTAGATGGCGATGAATTTGATATATCATCTACAACAATCAACGATTTACGCCGAGCATTTAGATTACAGGAATGGCTTGAAAAAAACGCACGTGGTGGAACACGATATATCGAGAATATCCTTATGCATTTCGGAGTAAAAAGTAGCGACAAAAGATTACAGCGCCCCGAATATATTACAGGAATAAAAACACCAGTAGTTATATCAGAAGTACTTAATACAACAGGAAACGAAGGACAATTACCACAGGGTAATATGGCAGGACATGCAGTAGCAGTAACAACAGGTAAATATGGTACATATTTCTGTGAAGAACATGGATACATTATCGGAATTATGTCCGTTATGCCAAAAACTGCTTATCAGCAAGGAATACCAAAAACATATCTTAAAAACGACCCGCTTGATTTCTTCTGGCCTTCATTTGCACATATTGGAGAGCAACCCGTTACTCAAAACGAGCTTTACGCATACACAAACAACGCAGCAAATACGTTCGGATATGTACCCCGTTATGCAGAATATAAATTCTGCGCAAATCGAGTAGCAGGAGATTTCAGGACAACCCTAGATTATTGGCACTTAGGCCGGATATTCAATGTAGACCCTACCTTATCTCAATCATTTATTGAGTGCGCCCCAGAGGATGTAGATCGCATATTTGCGGTACTAGATGAGCCAGAGGGAACAGACAATTTGTATTGTCAAGTATTGCACAAGATTAGAGCAGTAAGGCCTATGCCTAAGTTCGGAACGCCAATGTTCTAATATGAGTACTAGATGTCAAACACCATTCCATAAAAAAATGGAATTAGTAAAAGGTGTAGAAACTGGATATATGCCCTTTCCATGTGGGAAATGTCCCGCATGTGTAAGACGTAGAGTATCAGGATGGGCATTTAGACTAAACAAACAAAGTGAGCAGAGCAATTCTGCTCACTTCGTTACTCTTACTTACAATGATGAACACATCAAGAAAACTAAAAACGGCTTTGAAACACTTGTTAAAAAGGACGTACAAGATTTTTTTAAAAGGCTTAGAAAATTAACAAAGCAAAAAATCAGTTATTACGCAGTAGGAGAATACGGAGACACAGGAGAAAGGCCACACTATCATATAATCTTATTCAACGCAAACCCTAAAATAGTAGAAAATGCTTGGAAGCTCAATGATATTACTCTTGGTAACGTGCATTTTGGTGATGTTGGCGATGCCAGTGTTGGCTATACTCTTAAGTATATTAGCAAAGACAAGAAAATACCCCAATTTAATGGGGATGACAGACAAAAAGAGTTTGCACTCATGTCTAAAGGATTGGGTGCAGGATATCTCTCCGAAAACATGGTCAAGTGGCACACAAAAGGAAACATAGAAAATAAAGTGTATTTACCACTTAAAGACGGTAAGAAAGCAGCTATGCCCAGGTATTACAAGGACAAGTTATATGACAAAGGTCAAAAGTTCAGAATAGGAGTATTTATGCGTGCAGAATCGCAAAAACAGGTAGATGAATTACAAGACAAGTATGGCGATTTGTACTATTATAAACAAGCAGAAGAAACCGCAAACGATTTTAGAAGAATGGCCAAAAAGGCAAAAGAAAGACAAAAACCATTTAAAAAACAAGCATTAAAAGCAAAATTATGAGCCAAAAAGCAACAAGTACTTTAAAGAAAAAGTACAAAGGACAAGGAAATTTCGGGGAAAGTAAAACCGTACCCGACCAATCAATGACTCTCCGCGAATTACTTATTCGCTATGCAAAAGGATTACCATTAGAAGGACAAAAAACCCCTATCTGGGAAGGAGAACAAGGATTTGATGTAGATCCCCAGAAATTAGATTTAGCAGAAATAGAAGAATTACGCGAAAAAGCAGAACAAGAATTAAAAGAAATTAACAATCGCGTTAAGCAAGAAGTGGAAAAGAAAAGAGCAAAGAAACGTACGACAATTACAGATGTACAAGATGAAAATCAAACACAAAACTAAACAACGTTTATTTTTTGGCGAAACTTGTTTCGCTGAAAAATTAACGGAACGCAAGCGAAGCGCGCAGCAAATAAGCACTAATCAACCCTTGATATATTAGTGCTTATTGACACTAAAGTCACAAAAAGCAAAAAAAGACGAAAAAAGGACGCAGAGGTACGATAAGGACTGCTTAAGGAATAAAAGCTAAAAGTGAATTTAGAAAAATAAATAAAAACACTTAAAAAAAAACAAAGTTATGCCAGGACCATTAGTAGCGCCATTAATTATGGCAGGAAGTACCTTACTAGGACAAGGAATAAATGCAGCTTCACAAAGCGGCATGAACAAAAAAACAAGGCAATGGAATGAAAGAATGTATGGAATGCAAAGGCAACACGCGTTGCAAGATTGGCAAATGCAAAACGCATACAACAGTCCAGAACAACAAATGGCAAGGTTAAAAGCAGCCGGATTAAACCCCCACTTAATATATGGAGGAGGACCTGGAAACGTAAGTCAACCCGTGAGAAGCACAGACACAAAAAGTTGGAACCCTTCAGCACCACAATTTGATTTAGGAGCAGCAGCAAAATCAGCATTATTTACAGGAGTAGATTTAGAACTAAAAAACATACAAAGGGACAGAATACAGGAATTAACACAAGTAGCAAGACAACAGGCATTAAACCAAGCTAGCCAAACAGCTAAAAACGTACAGGAAACAGCAAAAAGTAAATTTCAATTACAACAAGCAGAATCATTACAAGGCTATGTAGCAGAGGCAGCCAAGCTAGGAGTTAAACAACAAGAAGCAAATATTCAGTCAACTCTGACAAACACACAAAGAACCACTCAGCAAATTGTAACAGAGGCACTTATGCAACAGCCTAACTTAAAATTAGCATTAGCAGAAATAGACCAAAGAAGGGCAAATATTGCTAAAACAGAAGAAGAACGGTACAATATAAGACAAGATACTAGGAACAAGGAAAGAGCTGGAATATTACAGCAAATAGAAATAGACCTTAGAGAAAAAGGAATCAATCCAAATGACCCTGTGTATATGAGAGTATTAGGACAAGCAATAGATAAACCATTTGAAGAATTGAAGAATTGGTGGAATAAAATTTGGAAATAACCTAATATGATAAACCAAAACAACTAAAAACAAAACCCCCTACCCCATAGGGTAGGGGATATCCACATATATGTGGAAAAAAAATTATATAAAAAGTAGAATTATATCATGTATTTAACTGATATTGAACTTAATATAAATTATAGGAAAAATTACTAAAAATTACTAAGAAACACTAAACAAACAATAATTACAAACCCTTAAAAACAAACACAATGCGCAGAAGACTCTATTCTAAGCGAAACCGCAAAAGACGCGGAAAAACTAAAAGGCTTCGCAAATATTACGTATCACGTGGAGGTATTAGATTATAAACCTATATAAACAAAATCAACCAAATGGCAAACAAAAATCTATTCAACTCGGTTGAAGTAAGTAAACCGAAGAAAAATGTGTTCGATTTAACACATGACGTAAAAATGTCAACTAAAATGGGACAACTCACACCTACTTGCGTGATAGAATGTGTCCCCGGAGACATGTTCAACATTGGATGCGATAGTTTAATCAGATTCGCACCATTACTCGCCCCAGTTATGCACCGCATGGATGTAACTATGCACTACTTCTTTGTACCAAACAGGATTACATGGGAAAATTGGGAAAAATTTATAGTAGATGCAAACACAGCTCACACCCTACCTTATTTAGAGTATTTACCAAGTGCAACAGATTATCAAAAAAAGTTCTTGGATTATTTGGGAGTACCCCCAAACAATAGCAGCCCAGCAGTAACGCAAAATATCAACGCATTACCACTAGCAGCTTATCAAGCAATTTATAACGAGTATTATAGAGACCAAAATTTAGTACCCGAAGTAGATTACAAGTTAACAGACGGAAATAATATAGCAACCGCCTCAGAATTATTACATATGCGTCTCAGAGCATGGGAACACGATTATTTCACAAGTGCATTACCATTTGCACAAAAAGGCGCAGCAGTAGACATACCTATCGGACAAGTTGAAAATGATGTTCCTATAAGAATAAGTAACAATATTGTTGAAAGAACAGCTTGGAGTGCTCAATATCCCTTCTCATCTGGAGATCCTCAAGGGTTCAATAATATGATGGTTAAAGCTGATACAGGAAGTTCAACAGTAGATCCTAATTTCTTATTTGTAGACGGCGATGAATTTGATATTTCAGCAACAACAATTAACGATTTACGCCGAGCATTTAGATTACAGGAATGGCTAGAAAAAAACGCCCGCGGCGGTACAAGGTATATTGAGAATATCCTCATGCATTTCGGAGTAAAAAGTAGCGACAAAAGGTTACAACGCCCCGAATACATTACAGGAGTAAAAACACCCGTAGTTATATCTGAAGTATTAAACACTACAGGCGCATCAACAGAATTACCACAGGGTAATATGGCCGGACACGCAGTAGCAGTAACAACAGGTAAATATGGTACATATTTCTGTGAAGAACACGGATACATTATCGGAATTATGTCCGTTATGCCAAAAACTGCTTATCAGCAAGGAATTCCAAAAACATATCTTAAAAACGACCCGCTTGATTTCTTCTGGCCTTCATTTGCACATATCGGAGAGCAACCCGTCACAAATAACGAGCTATATGCTTACACCAACAACGCAGCAAATACATTTGGATACGTACCCAGGTACGCAGAATATAAATTCTGCCCCAACCGAGTAGCTGGAGATTTCAGAACAACCCTAAATTATTGGCACTTAGGAAGAATCTTTAACGTAGACCCTACCCTATCACAAGGATTTATCGAATGCGACCCCTCAGATGTAGAACGCATATTCGCGGTATTAGATGACCCAGAGGGAACAGACAATTTGTATTGTCAAGTATTGCATAAAATACGTGCAGTAAGGCCTATGCCTAAGTTTGGAACGCCAATGTTCTAATATATGAGTACTAGATGCCAAACACCATTCCATAAAAAAATGGAATTAGTAAAAGGTGTAGAAACCGGTTATATGCCCTTTCCATGTGGGAAATGCCCCGCATGTGTAAGACGCAGAGTTTCTGGATGGGCATTTAGATTAAACAAACAAAGTGAGCAGAGCAATTCTGCTCACTTCGTTACTCTTACCTACAATGATGAACATATCAAGAAAACTAAAAACGGCTTTGAAACACTTGTTAAAAAGGATGTACAAGACTTTTTCAAAAGGCTTAGAAAATTAACAAAGCAAAAAATTAGCTATTACGCAGTAGGAGAATACGGAGATACAGGAGAAAGACCACATTATCATATAATCTTATTCAACGCAAACCCTAAAATAGTAGAAAATGCTTGGAAGCTCAATGATATTACTCTTGGTAACGTGCATTTTGGTGATGTTGGTGATGCCAGTGTTGGCTATACTCTTAAGTATATCAGCAAAGACAAGAAAATACCCCAATTTAATGGGGATGACAGACAAAAAGAGTTCGCACTCATGTCTAAAGGATTGGGTGCGGGATATCTCACCCAAAACATGGTCAAGTGGCACACAAAAGGAAATATAGAAAATAAAGTTTATTTACCACTAAAAGACGGCAAAAAAGCAGCTATGCCTAGATATTACAAAGATAAATTGTGGCCAGTTAAAGATGATGACAGTGAAGAATCATATAAAAACAAAGGACAAAAGTTCAGAATAGGAGTATTTATGCGTGCAGAATCGCAAAAACAGGTAGATGAATTACAGGACAAGTATGGCGATTTGTACTATTATAAACAAGCAGAAGAAACCGCAAACGATTTTAGAAGAATGGCCAAAAAGGCAAAAGAAAGACAAAAACCATTTAAAAAACAAGCATTAAAAGCAAAACTATGAGCCACAAAAGCCCAAGTAAATTAAAACGAGACTACAAAGGACAAGCAAATTTTGGGGAAAGTAAAACAGTACCCGACCAGTCAATGACCCTTCGCGAATTACTTATTCGCTATGCAAAAGGACTACCATTAGAAGGACAAAAAACCCCTATCTGGGAAGGCGAAGAAGGATTTGATGTAGACCCACAGAAGTTAGATTTAGCAGAAATAGAAGAACTACGCGAAAAAGCAGAACAAGAATTAAAAGATATTAACAATCGCGTTAAACAGGAAGTGGAAAAGAAACGAGCAAAGAAACGTACCACAATTACAGACGTACAAGATGAAAATCAAACAGAAAACTAAACAACGTTTATTTTTTGGCGAAACTTGTTTCGCTGAAAAATTAACGGAACGCAAGCGAAGCGCGCAGCAAATAAGCACTAATCAACCCTTGATATATTAGTGCTTATTGACACTAAAGT